AAGCTGGGCAAGGGATACGCCCTCACGGATCGCGACTACGAATACATCAAGCACAACCTCAAATAAGAGAGCCATGGAAGTGCAGGAACTGATTGGAAAGGTGCTCAAGTACCGCGACGGATGGAGCGGGAACGAAAGCGAATTCAAAATAAGATTCGTAGTCTTTGCCGGAAGCGCATTCGAAATAATAGGCGAAAACGAAAACGAAAGCCATACCGTAGGACGGCGCGCCATGCGCGCGCTCCTCGACAAGGGAACATGCCGCCAAGCCCTCGAGATGGGCGCCACCTTCGTGGAGCGGTTCAACATCACAGGATAACGGGACGCGCCGGGAGAGGCGCGCCTGCGGACAAGGATCCGCGAAACTTCACTTTCTATCTTGGGGGAGCCGGAAGGTTCCCCCGAAAGGACGGGCACGGATGCCACAGGCGATGGTTCGACCCCATCCCCGTCCACGAGTTAGACAACATTTTTTATTTGTTTTAAAAACCTAAAAGACATGGAAGAAAACAACAAGATCATTGGCAAGACGGCTCTCAAGCGGCAGCAGCGCGCCGCACGGGAGCAGGCGATCTACAACGAGTACGAGGCTGCGGTGGCGGCGGGAAGCTACAAGACCGACATCAATGCCCGACTCATGCAGAAGTATGAAATCAAGGCGATAAGCACGCTTTACGCCATCTTCAAGCGCGTGCAGCAGCGCGCCAAGGACCAGGAAGGAGCGGCTGAGGAGGAGTGCGTATGAGCGACGAGGACATGACCAGGCTCCACAAGCGGCTCGACGAAATCGAGCTTGCCACGCGCATGGGCAGCAAGCCCGTGCTGAACCAGGAGGAGGCTGCCATCTTCATCGGGTATTCGCAGAAGGGTCTGTACCAACTGACCTCACGCCGCGAGATACCGCATTACAAGCAGCACGGGAAGCTCTACTTCAAGAAGGACGAGCTGGTGCGCTGGATGACGGCGAAGAGGGTGGCGACAGAGAAGGAAATCAACAGCAAAGCGGTGACCTACACCGTCACGCATAATATTAACCCCAAAAATGATTGACAATGGAAAATGAAGTAATCGAAATCAAGCAAGCGGAAGTACTCCAGGCAATCGACCGCGCCGAAGTGGATATCCAGATAGCCACGGCGAAGAAGTACCCGAGAGACCTCAAGGCGGTCCTCAACCAGATCGCCACCTACGCCACCATGGACAAGGAGACGGCGGAGGAATGTTTCTACGTCCTCAGACGCAAGGACGCCTCCGGACGGGAGAACATGATCGAGGGACTGAGCGTCCGCATGGCGGAGATCATCGCCTCGGCATGGGGCAACCTTCGCATTGCCACGCGCATCGTCGGCAACGACGGGAAGACCATCACGGCGCAGGCAGTCTGCCACGACCTGGAGAGCAACCTGGCGGTGAGCAAGAGCGTGCAGCGCCGCATCACCTCGCGCAGCGGGCAGACCTTCTCGGAGGACATGCAGATCGTGACCGGGAACGCGGCAGCCAGCATCGCCTTCCGCAACGCGGTTCTGGCGGTGATACCCAAGGCGGTGACCAAGAAAATCATCAACGAGACGAAGAAGGTGGCGCTGGGACAGAGCATCGACCTGGAGCAGAGCCGACAGAACGTCATCGCTTACTATGGCAAGCTGGGCGTGAAGCAGGAGCAGATCCTGAACTACCTGGGCGTAGCCAGCGTGGATGCCATCGACAAGGAGAAAATCTTCGAGCTGCGCGCCCTGCGCAACGCCATCGAGGAGGGCACGACCACGGTAAAGGAAACATTCATCGACGCGGAGAAGGAGGCGCAGGCAGCCCGTGAGGCGGTGCGCAAGGCGACTACCGCGAAGGAGAAGGCTGAGGCTGCCATAGCCGCCGCCACAGGCGTACAGGTGCCGACGCCTCCCATGGAGGTGGACCCGGAGACCGGAGAGATCAAGAAAAACAAGAAGTAACCTTTGAAGACCACAACCTTTAAAAATCGAATGAGTATGAGAGCAACGACCATTATCAGACCCCAGAGCCGCCAGGAGTGGCTCGAGGTCCGCAAAGAAGGAATCGGAAGTTCAGAAGTAGCCACGATCGTAGGGCTCAACCCCTACGAGACCCCCTACCAGCTTTGGAGACGCAAGACCGGGCTGGACGCTCCCAAGACCGAGAACACTGCCATGCGCAACGGACACCTCCTCGAGGACGCCATCGCGCAGATGTGGCACGCGGAGACCGGACGGGAGATTATCAAGCGAAGCGCGATAGACTGGATCATCCGCGACAACGAGAAGCACTACCTGCAGGTGTCGCCGGACCGCACCTTCTGGCTCGGGGAGAGCCGAAGCCCGGACGCCAAGGGCATCCTGGAATGCAAGTCCACCCGCATGAAGGTGGATCCGGACGACCTGCCGAAGAACTGGTTCAGCCAGGTGCAGTACCAGCTGGGCGTAGCCGGATACGAGCTGGGCAGCCTGGCATGGCTGAGCGCCGGAATGATGGGCTTCGACTTCGGATGCAAGGACCTGGCGGCGGTGCCGGACTTTTACGAATGGGAGGTGGAGGAAATCGACCGCTTTTGGATTGACAATATCCTGGGCGGCAAGGAACCCGACGCCATCAACCCCAAGGACGTCATGCTCAAGTACGTACGACACACGGACGGAAAGGTTGTGGAATGCAGCGAGGAGGTCTTCGAGGAGTACCAGGAGCTGAAGGAGGTGAAGGAACGCCTCGACGAGATGGAGGAGAAGAAGGAGGCGCTGGAAGGCAAGATCAAGATGGCATTCGGGGACGCTGAGGCTTTGAGCTACGGCGGATCCACCATCTGCACCTGGAAGGCTCCGAAGGCGGGATTGACCTTTGACAGCAAGACCTTCCAGGCGGAACACCCGGACATTGCCAAGCAGTACATGATACCCAGGCAGGCAGCGCGCCGATTCTTGGTGAAATAAACATACAAGGGACAATGATTAGCATATCGAACCAGGACAGGGACAGGGCGGTGGAATACCTCAAGGCATACGCCGCCGACCGTAGGACCACCGGAGGCACGGCACACGCCTCCGGAAAGGAGTACAACAAGAAGCGCATGGCTCTCAACCTCGCCAAGAAGCTGGAGCGGAAGAAGGCGCAGCAGGCTGAACCATTGCCCGAGAAGGAATAGTGCTTTAAGTTTAACAGAGACCTCCGCCGCGGGGACCCTTCCTCAAGAGAGGGAGCCGGAACCCGGGCGGAGGCTTAAACGCAAGGAAAAAATGATAACATTACGAGAAAACCAGGGCGAACCCATCCGCAAGGCGATTGATTTCTTCATGGAGAAGAAGCCGAAGCCGAGCCTCATCGTGCTGCCGACGGCATGGGGGAAGTCCATCCTCACAGCCTGCGTCGCCAAGAGCACCGACGACAGGCTCATCGTGCTGCAGCCCAGCAAGGAGCTCCTGGAGCAGAACTACCGGAAGTACTTCGCCCTCTGCGGGGACTTCGGAGCCAAGGCGGGCATTTACAGCGCCAGCTTCAACCGGAAGGAAATCGCGCAGATCACCTATGCCACGATAGGCTCCATCAAGGACCTGGGGGATGAGTTCAAGCGGAACGGCTTCCGGAAGATGCTCATCGACGAGGCGCACCTTTACCCGCGCAACAGCAAGAGCATGCTGGGGAAGTTCCTCAAGGAGAGCGGCATCACGCACGTGCTGGGCATCACCGCCACGCCGGTGAAGCTGCAGACGAACGTGGACCGCGACGGGAACCGATTCAGCAAGCTGGTGATGCTGACCAGCCGCTCCAAGGAGGGGACGTTTTACAAGGACATCATCCACGTGGGACAGGTGCAGGAGATGGTGCGGCTGGGCTATTGGAGCAGGCTGCAGTACCAGGTCGCCGACTTCGACGACACCCTGCTGAAGTTCAACACCAGCAAGAGCGAGTACACCGAGGAGAGCGTGAAGCAGAGCTATGAGGCAAACGGCGGACGGAACCTCATCCTGGGCGCTATCGCCGCACGCAAGGAGCGCCGACACATGCTGGTCTTCGTGCCCACCGTACAGGACGCCGTGGAGCTGGCGGCACAGGTGCCGGGAGCTGCGGCGATATGGGGCGAGCAAGACAAGCGCGAACGCGACGAGACCATCCGGAAGTTCAAGACCGGGGAGACCAGGATTATCTTCAACGTGAGGGTGCTGAGCACCGGATTCGACTTCACGGGCATCGACTGCATCATCCTGGGCATCAGCACAGCCAGCATAGCCCTTTACTACCAGATCATCGGACGAGGCACGCGCATCGACCCGGAGAAGACGGACTGCCTCATCTGCGACCTCGGTGGCAACGTGAAGCGCTTCGGGAGGGTGGAGGACATCGTCTTTGAGAAGGGCGGCATGTGGCGCATGTTCGGGACCGGAGGCAAGCTGCTCAGCGGGATCCCCATCGACCAGATAGGCAATTTCACCAGGGAGGACACGCGCATCGTGGACAGCCGCATGAAGCCCCTGCTGGAGATCATGCCATTTGGCAAGTACAAGGGAGAACGCATCAAGGACATCCCCACCGAGTACAAGCAATGGATGATCAAGACATTCGACTGGAACCAGAGCTCCGAAAGGCTCAGACAATCAATTATCGCAACCCTATAACAACTACTACCATGGCAGAAAGAAAGACTTTTCTATTTTTCGTCTCCTGGGCGGAGAACCTCGAGGATTTCACGCCGGAAGACAGGTGCGCCGTGTACGATGCCATCATCGCCTACGCGACGGACGGAACTCTGCCTGACCTTAACGGAGAAGCAAAGATGGCATTCAAGTTCATGAAGAAGGACGTGGACGAGATGACAGCCAAGTTCGAGAACGTCTGCGAGAAGCGACGCGCAGCCATCAACAGCAGATGGCAGAAGTACCGCGAGCAGCAGAACCAGCAGGCGGAGAACAAGAGTAATGCCACCATTACAAACGATACAAATGTAAACAAGAGTATTCAAGAGAATACAAATGATTCAAAAGAATACAAATGTATACAAAAGAATAATTTGTACTATGAGCATGAGCATGAGCATGAGCATGAGCATGAGCATGAGCATGAGCATGAGTCCTCTGATGAGGACAATAAAAATAAAGAAAAAACCCCTAAAGGGGGTAAAAAAGAAAACAAAGAAAGCGCCAAGCGCTTTTCCGCCCCCACCACTTTAGACGTGGAAAAATACGCCGCCCAGATGGGCTACGATATGGACGCACAGCGTTTTGTGGACTATTACGAGAGCAACGGGTGGATGGTGGGCAAGAACCACATGAAGGACTGGAGAGCCGCTGTAAGGAATTGGGTGAGTCGGGACAGGCAAGAGAACGGGTACCCGAAGAAAATCCCGCAGGAAGCCCGCAAAACGCCCAAATTGGGCGTCGGAGAGTGGCTGGATAAAGACGGCAACCGCAGATACTCCGAGACCAACAACGTGATCGTGCCACAGGACGCGCCACCCAGACCCAGCGCCGGACATTGGTGGAGTCCGGAGAGCAATTGCTGGGTGAACTTGATTTAAGGACCAAACGAAAGGAAACAGAGAGATGGTAAAACTTGACTTCGAACGATTCGGAATAGACGTGACGGGCATATCCAGGAGCGCCCGGAACGCAAAGACATTTTGCCCGCAGTGCCACGACCAGCGCCATGACAAGCGGGACAAGAGCCTCTCGGTGAACATGCAGACGGGCATGTTCAAGTGCCACTACTGCAATTTTTCCGGATGCGCGGTGGTGACCACAGACGAGGAGAAACAGGAGTGGATGGAAAAACAGGCATGGTTCCGTCCGGCACAGATCAGACGGCAGAAGCCGGAATACCGCAAGCCGCAAGCCAGGACACACCAGCCCATGGAACGAAGGGCGCTGGATTGGTTCAAGAGCCGCGGGATAAGCCAGGAGACCCTGCAGGCGCTGAAGGTGACAGAAGGCAAGGAATGGATGCCGCAGAAGAACGGGGAGGCGAATACAGTGCAGTTCAACTACTACCTCGAAGGCGAACTCTTAAACACGAAGTTCCGCACCGGGGACAAGTGCTTCAAGATGTGCAAGGACGCACGACTCATCCCCTACAACATCGACGCCATCAAGGGCGAGAAGGAGTGCATCATTACCGAAGGGGAGATGGACGCGCTGACCTTCCACGAATGCGGCAGGCACGACGTGATCAGCGTGCCAAACGGAGCCAACGCCAACCTGGAGTACCTGGACGACTTCATAGAGGACTACTTCGAAGACAAGGAAACCATCTACATCGCAGCCGACACCGACACAAAGGGCATCGTGCTCCGAGACGAACTCCTGCGACGTTTCGGAGCGGAGAGATGCCGCGTGCTCGACTACGGGGAAGACTGCAAGGACGCCAACGAGCTGCTGATGAAGCACGGACGCGATGCGGTGCTCAAGAGCATCGAGGAAGCACCGGAAATCAAGATCGAGGGCATCTACACGGTAAGCGACTTTGAGAGTGACCTGGACGCCATCTTTGAGCACGGGCTGCAGAAGGGAGCCACCGTAGGATTTGAGAACCTGGACAGCCTCATCAGCTTCGAGACCAAGCGCATCTGCGTGGTGACCGGAATACCGGGAAGCGGCAAATCGGAGTTCATCGACGAGATAGCCGAGCACCTCAACATCCGCTACGGCTGGAGGTTCGCCTATTTCTCGCCGGAGAACGCGCCCCTGGCATACCACGCCAGCAAGCTCATCGAGAAGTTCACCGGAAAGAAGTTCTCGCAGCGGACGCTGACCTTCGGGGAGTACAGGCAGGTGAAGGAGCACCTGGAGAACAACTTCTTCTTCATCAGCCCGAAATCGGACTTCCGCATCGACACCATCCTGGAGAAGGCGAAGAGCCTCGTCCGAAAGAAAGGCATCAAGGTGCTGGTCATCGACCCGTACAACCGACTGGAGAACGAGAACTACGGACAGAACGAGACGGAGTACATCAGCCGGTTACTCGACAAGCTGACCATCTTTGCCCAGACGCAGGACGTGCTGGTGATCCTCATGGCACACCCCACGAAGCAGCACAAGAACAAGGACGGCATCATCGAAGCGCCCACCCTCTACGACATCAGCGGATCCGCACACTTCTTCAACAAGACCGACTTCGGCATCGTGGTACACCGCGACAAGATGAACGACGCGGTGGACGTGATCATCGAGAAGGTCAAGTTCAAACACCTCGGCAAGCTGGGCAAGGCAACCTTCAAGTACAACCTCGAGAACGGACGCTACGTGCCCTTCATAAAGGACAGGGAGCCGCAGTGGGACAGCAGCAACCACCTCGTGGAAGAAGCCAAGCAAAGGGAGAAGGACGCGGAGGAGGCGGCGAAAATCGACTTTGACAATCTGCAGCCCCTGGAAACCTGCCCCTTCTGAGAGGAGGGACAGGACACCGGGAGCCGCAAACAAAAATAATTCAAACAACTAAAAACCAGTTACATGGAACGCACCGAAATGAACAGACAGCTCGACAAGTGGGTCCGGAAGGATGCCGAACGCCGGGCGCTCTTCTGCCTCATGGCGGAAGAAAAGCACGGAGAGTGCCGCCTTTCCCTTTCCGGGGGAGGAGCCAGGAACCTCTTCATCGACGCTTTCGTGTCCGTGCTCCGGACACACAAGAACCTGGTGGGGCTCATTGCCGCCGCCATCGAGATCTACAACGAACAGATTCCGGACCAGGGCACGGAGAAGGCGCCCGGACAGGATCCGACATTGAATTAACCCTTTAAACGAAGAACATCATGGCAAATTACAGCATGAGACACGACCTCCTTAAGCTGAAGGGGGCGTTTGTGACCAACATCCAGGGACGCGAGAAAACCAAGCGCTGCATCTGCATCCCCCTCGACGACAGCGGACTGGTCGTCGGGCAGAAGGGAGTCTACTTGAACAGCGTGGCGATAGAGATGCACAACCCCAAGTACGAACAGACCCACCTGATCAAGGTCGACTACCCCAAGGAGCAGCGCGAGGCGATGACCGACGAGGAGCGCAACGAGCAGCCCATCCTCGGCGGGCTCAGACCCATCCAGCCCAAGGAGCCGGAAGGCATGGAGGTGACCGGAAACATCCTGGCGCCTCCCGAGGACTGCCCCTTCTGAGAGAAGCGGAGAAAAACCAGAGCCTAAAAAACCAACAAGCAGACAGGGCGGAAGGAGACGACCGGATGCCCTGCCTGCCTTGTCGCTAATACGAAAACGGG